CCTCACCTTCTTCATCAGTTGATCCCATACTTTCTACAGAGACTGAGCTTTCATCATCATTTGGGATTTCATCATTATCGTCGTCACTGCTTTCTAAAGTTTCAACATCGGATTCTAAATCCTCATTCATTTTTTGTTGATTATTTTGGAAGTAATTATTGTCAAAAGATGCTGGGAAATTAGGTGGTGGTGTTCCCATACCCATACTCATGGAAGGCATGGAACTCATTAAGCCATTGGGACCCATAGACATAGCCATTGATTGACTCATAGATTGACTCATAGGAATACCCATTGATGGAATATTATTCGAGTTTCTCATTGGCATCTCCATTGGTGGCTTCATTTGCATTGGCATTTGTCTTTGCATTTTCTCTAATTGGCTTGCATTATTCAATTGTCTTTTTTGAGGTTTCTCTGGGGGGTCTTCACCATCCAGTATTTTACTTAGAAGACCTCTAAGGGCTTCAACATCATATTTATTACGATTCACCTCTATTTCCAAGTTCATTATTCTTCTCCATCCAAAATAAATAACTCCAATTAGTAATACTACTAGGACTCCTAATAAAATTAAAATATATGATTGCATTTTAATTTACTCTAGAATATTGTTTTCATTTTTGAACGATTTTCTCATTTTTAGATTTCTTTTTTTGATTCTTCTTTTTTGGTTCTTTTTTCTTTTTTTCTTTAGGTTTACTAATTTCTTCCAAACAATTAATGCAATTTTCTAAAAATTCATCATTGCAATTTTTATTTTGCATCAATTTCAAAGCGATAAATTGTTTTGAATAGCCATCTTCCAATTTATAAGGAAACATTATCTTATCACCATCAAAATACACAGAGAATCTTATGTTCTTAAAACCTAATTCCTTTTTCTTAACCAATTTATATAAATTAGTGTAATGAGATGCGACTATATGTAATGAATTTAGACTTTTTCCAATAGTTTTACATACCCCATATGAAGCAGAGAAACCCTCTTGATAATTTGTACTAGTGAAAATCTCATCTAATATAGCAAATGTTTTTCCAGTCTTATTCTTTTCTCTTATTTTCTCCAAGTAATCTCTTATCTTATGAACCTCTGCTTCAAATAAAGATTCACTTCCTTGACTATCTTGATTTCTTATACCAGTTAATAAATAACAAAAAGGAGTAATTTCCATTTTACTTGAATTACATATTCCAACTGTTTGTGCTAAATAAATGTTTAAAAATATTGATTTTATGAATGTAGATTTTCCTGCTGCATTTGGACCAGTCAATAAATAATTTCTTTTATCTTGATCAAACTCAATGCTATTTTTTATATTTTTTTCTTTTGGTATAGCTGGATGCCATATTCCTTCAATTTTTAAAACAGGTCTTTGATTATTTATTATTTTTGGTATATGAAAATATGATTTGTCTCTTATTAATTTAGCTATTCCAAAGTAACAATCTATAAATCCAATATTATTTAGAATTTTTAAGAAATCAGTTTTATTCTCTATAAATTCGTAGAAATATTTTAAGATTATCCCTTTGTTAGATAATAAAGAATAATTATCCAATCCTTTTTCTTCAATTGTTGTAAAATTCTCAGGAAATTCTTGATATCCAATTAATTTTGATAATGATTCATTACCTCTTATAAGAGAATTAGTGGTCAAGATATTTTTTACATTTTCCAATTTCTTTTGAAAAAAATTTATAATTCCAACTGTTGATTTAGATGTACTATAAGAATACCATACATTTTGACAATAAAAAAACAAACTTAATGCTTTAGAGAACCATTTCATAATTGTTTGCATTAATGGATTTTTTATAAATGGCATGGTAATCATACCACTTTGTTCCCACATCATTTTCAAAAAAAATTTAAATGGAACTTTTAATTTCATTAAGCGCATAAGAACAAAAGGGATGATAACATAGACTAATGGACTAACTACTGTCATGATTGGACTTATAATAATTTTATATATGTTTGATAGTGTAAGAAATGCACCACTTTTATTGAAAAATTTTAAATATTTATTTTGAAAAAACATCATACTATAAATAAAATCACTATGTTCATTATTTGGTTTAAAAAACCAATAAGTTTCTTTTAGTGAGTTATTCAATTCATTTATATTTTTATCCAATCTATCACTAAAATTATGACAAACATTTAAAATGATATTTTGTCTTTGATTTAGTATGTTTAAATTAGAGGTTGGATTGTTGAGAATTTTAGTATGGTATATATCTCCGAGAGGAGTATAAAACGAGGTAATATTATTATAAATATTAGGATTGAATATTTCTATTTCTTCTGTGATATGTTTTATTGGAAAATTTTTAGAATCTTGATTGGAAAATAATTCTTTAAATCTTTTGGGATAATGAGATTCATTTATAATAAATTTTTCAATATCTTCTTTAGATAGTTCTTCGCTGTTACTAAAATTTTCGACATGTTCTTGAAAAGAAAAAGTTTTTTTGTCCTGGAAGAGAGACATAATTTAATAAGGAAATTGAAATAAATTTTTTTACGAATATTTTATATTATTATAATATATGCCAAAACCACTTTATGTTAGTGAATTAGAACAACCAGCTCCTGCCAATATAAATAATCCATCGAAAATGTCTTGGTACAATCGTTATGGAGGATTTTTGATAGAAACTAAATGGAACTCAAGAAAAAATCAATTTGATACTATTTATCACCCATATGATTATCCAAATGTGAATATGCCAGATGAATAAAAAAATTGAAATTAAAAGTAACTGTATAGTAATAAAAAAATGATATTAACTGGATTTAAATTTGTTGATGTTAAAAGATTGGATAGTGAATCTTTCCAGGATTATTTGGAAAGATCTTATTTTGTAGTAAATAATCTTAAAAAAGGAAAATATTCTCTAGATGAATTAATTGACAAATCCTTATTATTCAATGCAATCAAAGTATCAAAATGTACTTATTCCCCACAAACAATGGAAGAAATTGAAGAAATGTGTAAATACGCTGGAGTGAGAATAGAAAAGTAATCTTATATAATATATGCTTTATATTATATTAATTCTTTTTTTAATTATAATTTTAGTATTATATCAACAAACAATTGAATGTCTAACAAATGAAAATACTCCTGAATCAAATATACCATTAGCACCTGCTGGATTACCTATTAGACCAGATTTTAGTTCAAATCAACCTTTAGGAGAATATTCTGGTGAATTTTATAATGACCCAGAGAGAGTAAAGGTTGAGAGGAGAGATGTAAAAGAAAATAAATCCTATAGTGTCCAACCGGAAGATTTATACTTTGACATTTTTAATATTAATTGTACTCAACCATTCAATCGTCCTTGGGCTTGTCTATTAATGAAAGGAAACTACGTTAATAATCTTCCAATCGAAAATTGTAGAAGAGTATGTCCAGAGAAATTTGTAAAACAAGAAGAGGAATATATACCTGATGTAGAGCAATTTAAAGATTTTGTAGATAAAAAACCAATCCCTTCTCATTACTGGTGTATAACGCCTTGTAAAAAAACTTGTTCAAAGCTAAAATATAATGCATTGGAACCCTGGAAAAATACTTGTGGTCAAAATGGGTTTAGTCAAGTCCCATTAAATACTTATTTAAGCGAAGATGAATGTATTGAAGATAATTTTCCTTGTGAAACAAAAGATAAAGATAAATGTTTAAGTAAATCTCAATGTGGATGGTGCACAAATAATTCAGGTCAAGGATTTTGTTTTGAAGGAACTACTGAAGGACCACTGGATGTTACTATCCCCTGTGTGGCTATGAGAGAAAAAGCAACGAATGCTTATTTCAAGGGACACGCGAATCCATTTGAAGGAGTTCAACAATCTTGGTAAATTATTATAAAAAAAAATTATTTATAATAATAGAGATGAACTTTAATTGGAAGATGATAATTTTTTTGGCTGTTTTAGGCGCAATAGTGTGGATAAATTATAGATTCAAAAATGTAGTTGTTCGAGGGTATAACTTTTTTAGTCAATTTCCTAAGTTAATATTAATTGGATTGGGAGTTATAATTTTTTGTGCTCCTTTCCTACTAAAAGATAATCCCTTAGTCAATCACGTCAAAGATTTTTTACCAGATTCAATGCAGTCTAAAATAGATAAAATAAATGAAATGAGGAGAGAACAACAAATTCAATACAATGGACAAACACAAGAATATCAAATGCCACAGTATAGGGGTAGAGGAAAGGGCGTAACCACGAAATCATTAAGGAAAGTATCAGAACAATTGAAAAAACAAATTGCGGCACAACAAGGATGGAAATGTAAAAGATGTCACGTTATGCTGGATGCAACTTATGAAGTTGACCACATTCGCGCATTAGAAGACGGTGGTACAAATGATATTACAAACTTACAAGCATTATGTAGGAATTGCCATGGGAATAAGTCCCTACAGGATAATATTAAGAGAAGATATCCAGGAGGAAGGATTCAATAATTTTTTTTTAACAATATATATTAATGGAATCATTTTTAAGTAATACAAAAGGTTTTGGACAGTTATTATCATCTTCATCTTCTTCATCATATTCTTCCCCAATGGGTCTAACACCTTTTTCATATGGTAATAGAGGATATTATGGAGATAACATGTTGATGGGAGGAATTTATAGCTCAATTACATGGATTGCCCAAAATCCTGTATTAGTTGTAACAACACTTTTTGAAATACCTATAGCAGCATTAGTGATTCATGGATTTGTAGAAAAAAATGAAAAACTTGGATTCACTGGTATATTATTATTTGTATTAATTTTAATACTTGCATATATTTATCATTATGACATTGGCGAGAGACAACAGTATGTTTTATTAATAATATTGACAGTTGTCTCTTTTGTATTAGTTATTTATTTTGCCCTACAAATTAAGCCAAAGGTTTATAATCATATGTATATTAATTTCCAGGCTAACAAGAATACACCTAAGATACCACTTTCTTTTTACGGTATGCATGGGGATAGAGACAGCCAACTTATTATGATGAAGGGAAATACTATCGCATATGCAGAGAAAGAATCTATGCCTATCGATTTAGGACCAGAAGCAACATATAGTTTTTGGTTAAAAGTTTGTCCTGATAACTTTAACAAAAATAATACAAAGTGGAGAACAATTTGGTATAGAGGAGAAGATAGCGGTAATAAAGGTGATAGTGTTTATAAATTCAAAACTCCAGGCGTCTATCTAGCACCCAATACAAATAAAATTATCATTTCCGTCGCTTGTGAGAATGGTCCAGATGAAGGAAATGCTATTACGGTAGATGATATACCATTAAATGAATGGTTTTGTGTAACATTTACTTTAGAGGGTCGTTCTTTAGATTGTTATATTAACGGTTTACTTGAACATTCTATAAGTTTAACAGGTCATCCTCTAATGATGAATAGTAATGTAATTAAGGGAAGGAATGGTTTTAATGGTTTGATGTGTTTCTATAGATATAGCTCTGCATCTCTACTCCCTGAACAAATCAAAAATTTATATGAGAGAGAAAAGGCAACTTTAGAGGATAGCAAATACAATTTAGAAACTTGTCCAGCTGAAAGTTAAAAAAAATAAAATCTAAATAAAAAATAATAAATGAGTGATTTCTTAGGTTCTCTACTAAAAAATAATAAATCAAATACCTCGAATGCTTCAAGATCATTAACATCAAACGCAGTTATTAATAGAAATAGCGCTGGCGGGGGAAATTGGATTCTTATCATCGTAGGAGTAATTCTTCTTGTTGTTTTGATTGTTATTATTGTTGTTTTAGTTGAAAAAGCAAAAGCTAAAAAAGCAAATGTTTACACTATTATAAAATCACCTTTAGATGCTTTTGATTTGAAGAAGAATGATTTTAAGATTGATAATAGTGATTTGGGATTAGAATTTACCTATAGTGTTTGGATTTTTGTTCAGGATTGGACAAGAGGCTGGAAGAATATTTTTGTTAAGGGAGACAAGAATAATGGTGCAGGAACCAGTGCTTCAAGAGCCCCTGGTTTATGGTTGTATCCTGATACTAATGCACTCCATGCTCGTATTAACACATTCGCTTCTCCTAACGAAGGATGTGACATTAAAAACATTCCTTTACAAAAATGGGTACATATTGCTTATATATTAAACAATAGAACTGTTGATATTTACATCGATGGAAAATTAGAAAGAAGCTGTGTCTTAAGAGGTGTTCCCAAATTAAATAACCAACCACTTCAAGTGTGCGACAATGGAGGATTCTTTGGAAAGATTAGCAATTTAGTATACTTTAAGTATGCATTGAAGCCAAATGAAGTTTATGGTATTTATTCACAAGGTCCTTATTAAACATTTAGAGGTTATAATTTTATAATAAAAATTATTTTATCCATTATTATTAGTAAATGGCAGATAATGGTAGATTTGGAAATACAATGAGCTCAGTCAAAAGTTATTTTACACCAAACACATTTATTACACTTTTCTTGATTATTGTTGTTGTTATTGTTATAACGTATCTTTTCGTCAGATTGGGATATAGCATTATGAATTATCAAAATGATGCGCCTTATATAATAGAAGACACAATATCAGGAACAACTGCAATGAATTACCCTGGTTCAAAATTATTAAGATCCTTTGATCAAAAACACGGTTTAGAATTTAGTTATACTTTTTGGATTTATATAGATGAAAATACATTCAATAGTAACAAATGGCACCATGTTTTCCATAAGGGTAATAGTAATGCTTTCCCCTTGCAATCTCCAGGTGTTTGGATATATCCAACTGAGAATAAATTAGCAATCAACATGAACACACATAATCAAGTAAAGGTTTCTTGTGATGTTGGAAATATCCCCTTGAATAAATGGATGTGCATCGCATTGGTTGTGGTTGGAAATAGTATGGATGTCTATGTAAATGCTAGGTTAAAGAAGAGATGTAATCTTGGAGGAATTCCCAAGCAGAATTTTGGTGATTTATATGTTTGCAAATGGGGTGGCTTTCAAGGATTTTTGAGTCGTCTAAGGTATCACTCATATGCGGTACCATTCTATTCAATTGAGAAAATTTATAATGAAGGTCCAAGCGATGCACCTTGTGTTGATACTAAGGAGAAACCACCAAAACTTGCTCCTCAATATTGGATGACAACTGGTTTCCCCAATACCCAGGTGAATATATAAATTTATTATTTGAAAAACAAATAATAAATTAAATCGTGATGTTTGCTAGTTTGAATATTTTTGCAACTAATAAATCACTATTCATGATTTCATCTTTCGTTAAATTTTTAAACCATTCTGGAAATCCAGGTGCAGTATTATAGACAGGAACAAAATAAGTTTTGCCAAGACAATTTTTATCAATTGATTCATTTGAAATAAATCTATGATTTTTATATTTAACATCACTACTATCTCTTTCTTGACATTTAGAATCAATATGATAGTAGTCCCAACCTTCTTTCATTAATAAATTTATTTTATCCCACATTAATTCTCTTCCAATCAAAAAATATTTATCTTCCAAAGATTCGTTCTCATCCAATAATTTATCGCACTCATCTATACACATTTTAATAAATTTAGTATTTGGTCTTGACATCATAAGCCAATTAGTTGGTCTTGGATGTCCAGTCTTGGTGCAGTCATTTTCGTGACAACCTGCACCAACATAATCGTATTTTTCCAATTTTTTATAGATTGGAGTTAGATCTTTTACGACAATGATATCAGTATCTAGCCAAATTCCACCATATTTATATAGAAGTAAATATCTAATATAATCTGTTTTTTGAGGAATAGAAAGTTTTTTGTCTAGATCTTTTCGAAGATTCGGTAAATAATTGTGCACAGTTTTTTCATTTAAGAGAATAATATCAAAACTATCACTGCAATTTTTCTTAACACTTTCAAAACATAAATCTAAGTATTCTGGTCTTTTTTTCACTCCAGGCTTATTTTCCCAGTATAAAAATATTTTTGGTTTATCTTCAAAATTCTCTGTGTATTCATATTTTAGAAAAAACAAGAAAAATATTGTTATTAAAATTATTATTACATTTCTTAACAACATTAGTTATTATTAAGAAAATTATTTCCAAGTTCCATAATGATTATGAATCGCGTATTTTCCAAAACATTGATCTTGTTGATATCTTAAAATATGAACATTTTGTTTATCATCCCAATCTAAATAAACATTAGTCACATAATCTGGTCCTGTTGTCTCATATACAAACATTAATGAATCATCTTTATTCTTCGCAATTTTATCAATATTATTAGCAATGTTATCGATGAGTGCTTTTATAAATGGGTCGTTTTTCTTTGCACCAAATGCATACTGTCCAACTAAAAATTTAATATTTTTATTCTTGCATATATTTACATATCTTGGCATCTTTGCTAAGCATTTCCTTTCATAAACAGTTAAATCTTGAGGAAAGACTGCATCATATTGGAGTAAATCATCCAATGGTTCAAGACAAAGCATATCTAGATCAAAATAAAATCCTCCATAGTGATAAACCGCTATATATCTAAAGAAATCAATCTTTTGAATATTTACCGGCAGTCTTTTAAAAACTTTATAATATTCAGGATAAAAATCTTTAATGAATTCATCGATTGTTTCGTCCGTAAAAAACAAATATTTATAATCAGGATTGTATTTTCTTATAGAAGCAATTTCATTATAATATTTTTTTGGTGGATCATCATCTTTCCAAGTTTGAATAATAATTTTAGGTATCTTATTATCATCGAATCCTTCTAATGACTTTTTCTCATATGTAAATAAAAATACAATAACAAACAATAATAAAATTATAATAATAGGGATATTAGACTTTATCATAATTATAATAATATTTTTTTTTGAAATTTATTTTGTAATATAAATTTAAGGATGGATCCAAATGTATGGGGACCTAAATTTTGGTTTTCTCTTCACAGTGTCAGTTTTACATATCCTTTCTATCCTGATGAAGCTGATAAACAAAGATATAAAATATTTTTTGAGATGTTAGAATATGTATTACCATGTGTAGTTTGTAGAGTTAATTATGCAAAAAATATTAAACAGCATCCAATTGATAATCATCTTAAAGATAGAAAAACTTTAGCGCACTGGGTAATTGATATACATAACCTGGTCAATACTGAGAATGGAAAACCAGCTTTAACATATAATGAAGCAATTAGTATATATGAAAAAATTTATGATAGAAAAATTCATTTAGAAGACCCTGAGCCACATATTACCAATGGAAAGAAATTATCTGATGAAGAATGGAAGAGAACCCAAGAAATGAAAACAGTTGTTGGTAAATTTAAAAGAGAAATGAAAAAGTACTGGATATTAATTGCATTTTTCTTTTTAGTTGTAATGTTGATTGTTTCATTTTGTATGTTAAGGAAATAATTATTCTTAAAGATTATCTCTATATAAAATAGAGATAATGCCAAAAAATAAAATTCGTATAATGATTCCAATGAGAAAAGATGATATTGAAAATAAAATGAAGATAGGAAAGAAATTTCTTTATTATCCTGATTTCGATGATAAAGATTTTTACGAAAAAATTTACACAAAAAAAGAATTCTACAAAAATCGATTCATCAAATCGGAAAAATCAACTCAAGAAATTTGCAATGCACGTCTTTACAACCTTGCACCTCAACAAGAATTCTTAAAAAATTACATTAGCATTGATACTCCTTATAATGGGATATTAATTTATCATGGTACTGGAGTTGGAAAAACTTGTTCTGCAATTCAAATTGCAGAGAATTTTAAGGAAATTATGAAACGAATGCACTCAGATGATAAAAGAAAAATAACGGTTCTTCTCCCAAAAAGAGTTTTACCATCTTTTGTTAATGAAATTTATGATATTAAAAAAGAAAATAAAAAGCAAAAACCAGATGATATTGTTCAGTGCACTGGTAATGTCTATAGTTTGGATTTCGAGCAATTTAGTGGATTAACAACTTTGCAAAAAATAAAGGAAACAAGGAGAAAAGTTAATTCAATCTATAAATTCTATGGATATGAGCAATTTGGAAATGAATTGATGAACGATATTGGATGGAATGGTAAACTAAGTACATTAACAGATGTTCAAAAGAAAGCAATCAAAACTAAATTTCAAAATAGAATTTTAATTATTGATGAGATTCACAATATTAAAAGTGATGTTGGAAATGTTGAATTAAGAAAAGTTCCTCCAATCCTTCAAGCAATTATTAGATATGGTGAGAATATAAGATTAATTTTGATGAGTGCTACTCCTATGTACGACAACGCGGGAGAAATTATATATATATTAAATTTATTGCTTGAAAACGATGGAAGACCACCCGTAAAAAAGAATGAGATTTTTGACAGCAATGATAGATTAGTTCCTGGAGGAGCAGAGAGGCTAAAAGAATTAGCTAAAGGATATATAAGTTATTTGAGAGGAGAAAATCCAGTTGTTTTCCCATTAAAGATTGATCCATTAGTGGCAAAAACTCCAAAAATTAAATATGATATTTATGGGAAGGAAATACCTTACGAAGATAGATTCAAAAAAATTAAATTATATTTGGCTCCAATGAGTAATTATCAATATGGAGAATACATGGCTAAGTTGCGGATGAGGAACCAAGACAACCAAAATAATAAGAAAAATAATAATAATAATTCCAATAATGAAAGCAATAATCAAGAGAGTGAGAGAGAGGAACAATTTGCAAATTCAACATTACGTCAATTAAGTAATATAATTTTACCAAACAAAAGAGGTGAATTTACTTTATATGGTAAAGATGAAGGATATCAAATGAGTGACAATGGAGAAGGAGCATTTGTTATTGATTTGGGTTATGGGAGAACTGGGACGAATGAGAGAAAAGTTAGGAGGAAAACTTATCAATTTAGGTACCAATCACACGTTATTGAGGATGGAGTTCCTTTCTTAGATGAAAAGCGTTTGAAAAAATATAGTACCAAATTCTTCGAAGCATTACAAAACATGAAAAATGGGAAAGGCATATGTTATTTATACTCCGAGTATCTTTGGGGTGGAGTTATTCCATTTTCAATTATGTTGGAACAAAATGGTTTTGAAAGATATCCTTGGAGTGGTGAAAGACCTTTATTGGACTATGGTAAAAAGAGAAATCCAATTTGTGCAATTTGTGGGCAAAATGCATTGGCTAAAATTCACGAAAATGAAAAATTGGAAGATTACCACGAATATAGAAGAGCTAGATACATTTTAGTTACTGGTGATACAAATGTTTCATTAATAGAGACTGGGAATTTAATTAATATTATTAACAATGAAAATAATAAGAACGGTGAAGAAGTTAAAATAATTATTGGAACACGTACAACTGGAGAAGGATTGGATTTTAAAAGAATTAGGCAAGTTCATGTTCTTGAACCCTGGTTCAATTTATCAAGAATTGATCAAATTACAGGAAGAGCTAGTCGTTATTGCAGTCATGCAGATTTACCTAAATTGGATCAAAATGTTGAAACCTTTTTATACGCTGTTGAACCTCCTACTAATTCTAGTAAAAGAGAAAAAGAAACAGAGACAATTGATACTCGTATTTATAGAATTGCCGAAGTTAAAGATAGAAAGATAAAGAAAGTCGAGTATATATTAAAACAAGCAGCAGTTGATTGTGCTTTAAATAAAGAAGGAAATGTATTTGATTTTGGTGGAAAAAGTGTTGAACAAATTTCTAGCTTAGGTAGAAAAGTAAGAATAAATTTGGGTGATATAAATGGAAGTAGAGAGTGTGATTACGAAGATTGTTATTACAAATGTGTTTGGGAACCTGATAAGAAAAAAGTGTATAAAATCAATATTGATACTTATAATGAAAGATTTGCTAGGACTGATATCAATAAAGCGAAGAAAATTATCAAGTCAATGTATAAATATGGATACGTTTATCAACTAGACGATCTAGTAAATATAGTTAATAAATTTATGAAATTGGAAAATAGATTTATTTACATCGCTATTAGCGAAATGATTAATAATCACGATGAACCAGTTTATGATATGTATAATAGAAGAGGGTATTTAATTTATAGAGGTGCATACTATATTTTCCAACCATTGGAATTTAATTATACAAAAGCCCCCTTAAAATATAGAATGATTCCATTCTCAGAGAAGACACATAAGTATTCCTTCGAGAATGAGGTTATAGAAAACTCGGAATTTGAAGTGATTGGATTGAAAGAAAAAGAGACCGAGAGTTTTGATGAAATTTATGAATTAGCAGAGAAATTGAATAGTGAAATTGATTCTACATATAAGGATAAAATGTATTTAATTCTTTGTATGATAGTAGATAAATTAAATGATAAAATAAAGTCCAATCTTATCAAGAAAATTTTAATTGATTACTTTGAAACAAAGGGTAAAATGTCCCACCCATATATGACTTTATTGCTCAAGTATTTTGAGCCGTTATTTTTATATAGATATAGAGATTTAGAGATTGGAAGAGGAGATAAAGAAAATGATAAAATTATTGGATTTTATTACGTTTTTCCCAATCTTAAAGAGGAAAATACAAAAGTGAATGTTAAGATATTTTGTTGGAATAGTGAAACTAGATTAGTTAGTGAATGTAGTACGGAAATTAGAGATAGAATTAAATTAAATATGAAAGTAAAAATGGCGAAAGAAGCAAAAAATTCTCAAAAAAATTTCAACATAATTTATGGATATATGGCACTTAAATCTGGTCCTTATGTGTTCAAAATATTCGATGGAACTAGAGATACTGGTGCAATTACTCTAGAAATGAAGAAGAGTAAAAGATCTGAGGTCAAAGGTAAAGAGTGCAGTCATCACAGCATGGGAGAATTGGAAGAAGTTTCTAAAAAGTTAGGAATAAAATTGAATGATAGACAAAAGAAAAATATATGTGTTCTTTTAGATTATTATTTAAGGGAATACGATGCAACTAAAAAAGAGGGTAAAAGATGGTTTTTGAACTCAATAGAAGGCATGAAAATGAGAGCTGGATGGGTTAAGAAATAAAACATAAAAAAAATGAATTTAAAAAGATTATAATTTATTATATGTAAAGAGTATATAATGAATTCATTATCTTCTAATGATATTTATTTTCACACTCAAATTAAGCGGAGAGTTTCATTAAATCCTAGATATCTTGATGAAAATTTTCCTCAATTTATAGAAAAAATTGTTAAAAATAATATTGAAGGAAGATGTATAAAAGAAGGATATGTTGTTCCAAATACTGTTGTGATACTGAAAAGATCAATGGGAAATTTAAATAATAATCAATTTAATGGTAATATACTCTTTGATTTGATTATTGGAGCAAAAATATGTAACATTCCTGTTAACTCGGTAATAAAAGCCAAGGTTAAGAAAATTAATAAGCTTGGTATTTTAGCTGAGTTAGGTCCATTAATGATAATTGTTCCCAAAGAAATTCATCAATCGAAAGACCCTTTTAAGGATATAAAACCAGGGAATGATATTGAATTATTAGTGATTGGTAAAACATTCGACTTGAATAGTAAAGTCATCTCAGTTTATGCTAAATTAAACAGTGAAGTCAAAAAGAAGATAGTTATTCCTGTAAGAAAAGGGACAGATAAGCATAAGAATACTAATAAATTTATTGCAACTGAGCCCGTCATAGAAGAAGCGGATGAAAGTGATGAAGATAAAGAAGATGAGGACGAGGAAGAAGATGAGGATGAAGATGAATTATCCGGTGAAGAATCGGAGGAATTAGATGGAGAATTGGATGTTGAATTAATGGAAAATGAAGATTCTCTTGATAATGAAGGAGCACCTGAGGAAGTCTTATCTCAAGAAAGCGAAGATGATGATGATGAAGATGATGATGATGACGACGAAGAAGATGAAGAAATCGAGTATGATGAAGATTGAATTTTAACTTAAAGAGTTTTAACCATATTTATTAAAAAAAATGGATAAGTTCGTTATTGTTCAGGAAGCGAAAGAAGTCGATAACTCATCTATTCAAGATGAATTCGATAAGATTGATTGGATAAAAAATAATGATTATATCGTTGATACGAAGGAAATAAAATTAATAAGAGATTTTATTGAGAAAAAAATGAACAATAGTCAGAAAATCCAAGTTGTCGAAATTATAAAAGAGAGTGCTTCGAAATATACCACAAACAAGAATGGTTATTTCATAAATATGAATAACATTAATAACGATACCTTGCTTAAAATAAAGAGATTTGTTGATTTCACTAAAAAAAATGCCAAGGAGCTTCAAAAAACAGAAGATATTTTGAATGAAGAAAAAACAAGAATTGAGAGTATTGATAAGATTGAGGAAGAGACAAACAATTTTTCCAGTACAGTTGTTGAGGAAAATCCAAACGAGAAGAATATTAATTTTGAAATTTTTTCACTTGATTCAGTACAGAGTGAGATTTTTGATGAATACAAAGAAAGCAATGAAGAGGAAATAGAATTTTGTGGTAGAATGACGGAAAATGAGAAGAGAGATGATTCCGGCTACAAAATTATATTGAAAAGATATAAGAAAAAATATCTTGGAAATAAGGCGAAAGTTCTTAAAAAATTTAGGGATATTTCCAGGATTAGTATCAATAGCAAAAGTGCCAAAACATCCCTCAATCAAAACACAATTAAACCAGTTGTCAAAACGAAAACAAGAAAAGTCCAATCTCAAACAGTTGAAAATGCAATTGTTGAAGAAACAAACACAGGAGTTGATGAATATATCGTTGAAGAAGAAGATGATGATGAGGTAGAAGCAGAGGCTCCAATTGAGGAAGATGAGTGAAAGAAAAAAATGAAATTAATAGGTTTAAAACTAATTTATTATATATAGAAAAATGATTTCTATAGATAAACTTCATTCTTATTTAAACAAGCACGATGCTAGTGATAAAGAGAGAGATTATGTTTTTAAGATACCAGAGGTGAAAATGGCAGACGGTCATATTTATGGAAGATATGTTATTGATGGAAAATTTGCATTTTTAGGAAAGAATATAATTGATGTACCAGATTGGACAGGATTAGATAGTGAATATCAACAATTACAGGACAAAATTTCATTTAAGAAAAATAGTTTCGTGATAGCAATCTTAAATCAAGTAATGCCTGAATTTCGTTATTTTGAGTCAAAATCAAGAATTAATTTTGCGAGAGATTTGATGAGACAAATTGCATTCGATATGGAGGAGAAATCACTTTATAGAGAAATGGAATATACTCGTCAAAGAAATAATATTCGCTCTATATTTACTAACTTTGAAGACATTGATAGTGAAGATATCATGAAAAAAATTATTGTCGATTATTTCTCATTAACTGTTTATGTTTTGAGGAAAGAGAGTAAAGAAATATTTGGGAAGAAGAGAATTGTTGAAAAAATGAGTTTCGTACCAGGTGTTTGGAAAAAAACAGAGAGAGATTTTGAATATAGCATTAAAAATCCATCTTGTATTTTAATTGAAGAAGAAGGAAGATATACCTCTATCCTTAAAAAAGATTTATCTGGACTTTTTTCTTGGCAAGATGAAGGAATGGAAGAATTATTTGTTGAATTATCAAATGAAGCTAAGAAAGGAGAAAAGAAGAAAGATAAAGATGATAAGAAAGATGATAAGAAAGATGATAAGAAAGATGAAATTGTTGTCAAAGAAGGAAAATTGGAAAAATCCAAACTTATCACCAAAAAAGATGATGGATTAGATGTTGAGATTGTTGAAGATAAGAAAGAAGTCATTCGTAAAAAAATTGTCAAGGATAAAGTTGTTGACAAAAAAGAAAAAGAAGTTACGACAGATAAAGAAAGTTCTATCGAAGAAACAAAAGAATGCGAAGAAACAGTTAAAGAAGTTGAAAAACCTACTAAAATTGATATCCCTAAAAAGATAACTTTAACTGAGATTCAAGCAGTGGCAGAGAAAGAAGGAATATCTATCACTAAGAAATCAGAAAAGACAGGAAAAGATTTGAAGAAGACTATTCAAGAACTTCGAGAAGATATTCTCAAAAAATATGGAGTAGATGAATAATATAGTGGGGTGTATCAGGAAGAAAAACTATTTAAAAGTATTAAAAATTTAAATATT